GAACACGACAAGAAAGAAATTCTTCTTTTAAAATATGATCTATGGTCGCGTTGTATTTATGAAGTTGAGAATTATATGATTGAGATTAACAATAATAATGTTGACGATGTTCTAACAACTAACCATATTGATACTATTATTGATTTAGCTGATAAAACAACATCTGTATATAAAGACATCGTTCTTAATAAGCACGCTGATAGATTCGACCCTACGTTCACGCGAGTTTGGTTAGATTCGCACGAAGTAATCTATAGTGTAATGAAGACACAGTTACGAGGGCTTTTAGGGTTTTCATTTGTTCTTGCATTTACAGGCTTCATTGATATAGTTTCAAGAGTTATGCAGTACACCCTGATTGAGCTACACGAATTAAATGAGTTATTTTGTTTTTTCAAAAATGATTGTACTGGAAATGATAACATCCCATTTATGGTTGTTACACCATCTGATGAAATTGCATTTAATCTCACCGGTAAATATCTTGTAGAAGAACGGTTTAAAATCTATAAACGTGTTTTTAATATAGAAAAAATGTACTTTAAGAATTATTCAGATAAACGTATACCGCACAAGATATTTGAAATGATAGAAAATGAAGGTACACGGATAGAGTACAAACTAAACTATTGATTTTTTAATATAAACAGGTTTAATATATTTAAATGTATAACAAAGGTGCATAATGAAAGTCAATATTGGTAAATATCCAACCAGGTTAGTGTGTAATGTACTAGATAATCATTTACTTAAAAAGTATAATTACTACGAACCACATGAGTACGATACACTTGATAAAATGATCAAGGCTATCGACTCAACTATACAGGGTCTTTATAACATTATCAACAAATTCTGGTTCGATAAACAAGAAAGAAACATAAGCGTAAAAATTGATTCTCACGATATTTTCAACATGGACATAACTCTTGGATATATCGTACTCCCGATGTTAAAAGAGATAAGAAAACATAAACACGGTGCACCACTCGTTGATAATGGAGATGTGCCGGATCATTTGCACAGAGATGAATCTGAGCATGATAATATGTATGACATCGATGATCACTGGTTTGAGCGATGGGATTACATCATTGATGAAATGATCTGGACTTTTGAGTCAATACTAGATGATGATTTCGAGAATAAATTTTATGTATTCGAGGATGATGAACAATCGACATTTGGCACTAAGATAACAAAATACGATAAAGAAGAACATATGATCGCAGAAGAACGAATTAAGAACGGTCTTCGTTTATTTGGAAAATACTACAGGGGTCTCTGGACATAATAATGATTTACGACGATATGCGGTACTATCGTGACTATTACGATGGTGAAGAACTCTATATTAAAGAAAAGAACTTCATCGCTAAAAAACAGAACTGTAAGGTTCGAGAAATAGAAATTGATGATATGCACCCAAGCGGAGAAATTATCATTTACATTAAAGAAAAGTTCATTGGGTATATTGATAATGAATTCTATGTAGAGATGGAAAGTAATGCATAGATGCGATGGTTCTTATTCACCAGGTGATTTAATGCAACGTGAGTTTAAAGCGAAGATAGCAGCACCTGAGAGAGCTGAGATTAATTACAAGGTAAGCGGGTTTACCCCAGATGATGACGAAATAGTTCGATCTATAAAAAATACATATTCTGAAAGATTCTTATAGAGGAGTGATTATGATAGATGTTCAATTATTTAAGAAATTGTTTCCGCGCTGTATAGAACCTGATGAATGGGTTAGCGCATTAAATGATGTCCTACCAAAAAATGAGATTAATACACCTGAACGGGTTGCAGCATTTATTGCTCAGTGTGGACACGAATCTGGTGGTTGGAGAGTATTTTCAGAAAACCTGAATTACAGTGCATCTGGTCTTGATGCTGTTTTTGGAAAGTACTTCAAGCGAGCTGGTCGAAATGCCAATTCATATGCAAGAAATCCCGAAAAGATTGCCAACATCGTATATGCGAACAGAATGGGCAATGGAGATGAATCATCTGGTGATGGGTGGAAGTACAGAGGCCGCGGTCCAATCCAAATAACTGGTAAAAACAACTACAGTGCATTTGCTAAAGAGACGGGTATTGACGTCGTATCAAACCCAGATCTCATCGTAGAAGATAAAGATGTCGCACTAAAGAGCGCAATCTGGTTCTGGAATAAAAACAACCTTAACAAGTACGCTGACATTGGTGACATCACAAGAATGACACGTATCATCAATGGTGGTTACAACGGTCTCGAAGATCGTATTGATAAATACAACAAGATTTTAGAAAGTATTCGTGGAATTGAAGATATTGATGATAACGATCTTTACACAGTACTAAAGAAAGGAATGCGATCAGATGGTGTCAAAATGCTCCAAGAGAAATTAGGGATTACACCTGATGGTATCTTTGGTAAGGATACTGAAGATGCAGTAAAGGCATTCCAGTACTCTAAGAAGTTAGTTGCTGACGGTATTGCTGGGCCGAAAACACTAGAAGCAATCTTTAAGGATTGACTTTTTATTATCGAAAAGCGCGAAAGACCCCGTACTTCTAGTGCGGGGATGGATAGCGCGAAGCCTTCTAGTTGACCTAGTCGGATTTGCGATTACGCAAACTAGGTTAAGTTGAAAAAAGTCACCGTCTAAGTCCGTGCCGAAAGGTAATCGTAGAGTAGGGCTTAGATGAATAAGCAAAACTGCGTTACTGATAAGTGGTTTTGTGCGGTCGGGCATGGCCGTCCAGAAGTGGGAATCCCGTCCTTTAGGGTGGGGAGGATGTCAAACGCGAATCCATATCTTATTGCTTTTTCATTCCAGATAGCCATGATTCAGACTATCTATGGTATCAAGTACTAAACACTAAAACACTAAAATACCTTAGTGATCCCAAGTAATCATCACTAAGAATCAATGGCGGGTTGGGCCGCACGATTGATGGGAGTAAGAGATTGGACTCTTACATTAGAGTAGTTAGAGTAGTTAAAGGGTGGGATGCTACTCTAACTTTTTTTCATTTACCTGTTTACACATGATTGATTCTTTGTTACTATGGATTTACAAGGTTAGGAACAACAGGAACATAACATGATTTACGAAATCTGCACACTGAAGGCATATGAGATCCGTCGCAAAGCAAAGGCTTACGGGCTTAAGATCATCGAGTGCGATCTTGAAGGACTCGTTGTTGACGGCGAACCTAAAAATGTCCTAAAGTTTCTTGGAAGCATTGATATGGATCCCGAGGAAATTGCATCAATCATGGGCAATTTCTAAAAAAACTATTTACATTTTCTGGAATGTTGTTAGAATAGTACTAACAAATCAATAAACCGCAATCGCAGGATTTAATAAATGAAAAACATGGCATTTGATGGTATCGGTTTTATTTCCAACATTGGTTACTCCAAGTATTGGGGTGTTTCAATCAACACCGACCGGAATACATACCGTTTACAGATCAATGATCCATACAATGGCAATGTTACTCTCAACTTTGATGATGATGATGTAACAGAAGAAGAAGCTGCCAGTGTTGCCGCGTGTATTCGCTATTACCGCGATAACTTTGGTCTTCCATCTGCTTTACACGTATTTGCCTATGGTGTACGGTACCGTGTTTACTCAGATGACGGTATTATTGCTGTCGATTATGTGTTTAACGACAAGCCACGACATTCTAACTACGTCATCTTTGAGGATGTTTTTAGTAATGAATATGTTGAAAACACCAAACCAAAGATCGAGTTCACCGGCAGTACAAATGTAATCGCTCAAGTTTATGAATGGATTCTTAATGATGAAATTGATGAGCAGACCTCTGATCTTGTGATCGCAATGCTCAATACGATTCATTCAAAAAATGAAAACCAAGAGATTAAGTCCAAAAGTTACACCGTGCAATAATTAAGATTTACTTAGAGCCTGGGATGATCAGGCTCTTTATGCTATTGTAGTTCAATTAATAGATTCACTAGAGAAGTTTGCAATCTTTTATAACACTGCAATTATAAATAAAAAGAATAACGTTTTTTCAAATTGGAGCTATCATGAAATCGTTCAAAGAATTCTTAGCTGAAGCAAGTATTGTTAAAGCATCAGGCGCTGATAAAGCAAAAGGCGAATCATACAGTGTATATGATACAACGACGAATAAGATTGTTATTACTGATGACAATAAGAGATTGACTGGTCTAAAAAGAAAGTCTGCTAAAGCTCTCGCTCAAGAGAACAGTAATTACAAAGTAGCTTCTGATTCGTGGGCATTTGATCATGGAATCAAATAACTGTTACTGAGATGGTTGGAGCCTTCGGTTCCAACTTTATCATTAAATAGCAGCTATAAACATTAGAGGTAAAGTAAATGAAAAGTTTCCAAGAATTTATTAATGAATCAAATCAGGGTGTCATGTTACGACGATTCATTAAGAACAATAGCCCTGTTGGCACTATTACAGATGTACGTGTAAATGGTAATATCTATACAATTCAGTGGAAAATGGTAGAACATCCTGATCAAGCAAAACTAAAGAAGGTTGAAGCTTGGATCAAAAACAATGTTGAAGTTGAAGATATTGAGTTGTCCTTCAATAACATCAAGGGTACAGCAACTCTGTTCTTTATTGCTGATAATCTACCTGCTTCTATGCAAAGCAAGACCGTATAAGGATAAATCAAATGAAAACTTTCCATCAATATATGACTGAGTCAATTGATGTTGCTGGTGCCAAGAATTCTACTAATGTAATCAAAGACGTTATCTCAAAATGTCTGATTACAACAGTAGGTATTCATTTAGAGCACTGGAAGACATTCAATGAGGCTCGCCATGAAGCTTTAGGCGAATTCTACATCAATTTGAATGAACAATTAGATTCCCTAGCTGAGATTGCTCTTGGTATCGGAATTGATCTTCGTTCTGATTTTGCTTTCACTCACACATTCACAACACAAGAAGACTTCATTGATTTCTTGCCCGGTTTGAGAGATAGGGTGAACCAAGCGCTAAATGTAACATCTACTACAGAATTGCAATCTATAAATGATTGTCTAGTTGCAATTCAAAAATCTATTGATACACTAGCATACAAATTGGAACTATTATGAAATCGTTCAAAGAATTTCTAACCGAGTCAAAATCCAAAGTAAAAACAAAGGTTATGGATACCATGGCACTCTTGATTTAAAAATTGCTGATAACAAATATGAAGAAACTGTAAAATACCTCAAGGATCTTCTTAAAGTTAATAATAATGTTGATATTATTGACTATCTGGATTCTAACAGATGATCTTCTTAAAGTTAATAATAATGTTGATATTATTGACTATCTGGATTCTAACAGATGATCTTCTTAAAGATAATGAGTACTTGAAAAAGAACTTTAATCAATTTATTAAAACATATGATCCAAGAGATTATGACTGACGCTCTTCATTAAAAAGTACTTTTTATGCCCTTGTAGTTCAATTGGATAGAACAACGGTTTTCTACACCGTATGTTACAGGTTCGAATCCTGTCAAGGGCGCCAAAGCCGGAATAGCTCAGTTGGGAGAGCAGCTCACTTGTAATGAGAAGGTCGCGGGTTCGATTCCTGCTTCCGGCACCACTTATATGTTTACATATAAATTATTATAGTAATAGAGTAATAGAGTAATAGAGTACTATGTTCTGCTAAATCAGGTATCATTGTGGCCACTTTGATATTTTTATCTGGCGGAATATTGGTTGCTAGGCTAAAACGCACATCAAATAGAGGTGGTGCTCGCTTTCCTTAGTGAATACTGGAAAGAAGGTGAAAGTCCATTTGATGGTACACTGTAATAACTAATGCTACTAGCATAGTCTGTTAAGCATGTAAATCCGACGCTACCGGGTCATGCATTAGGATGTAAGTCATGTACTTATATGGAGATGTCCCTAAAGGATAATCTATTAGATGCCCAATCTTATCTTAAGTCGGACTTTAAACTATCGAGAAAGCGTGCAGTGTTCCAGGTAATAAGCTAATCCTGGGTTAATTGATTTAGCAGAACATAGTATTTTAATATTTAAGTAAATGCTTAAAGCAGGTATGGTATAGAGGTTCATTATTTCTGGTTTCCACCCAGAAGACACGGGTTCGAATCCTGTCAAGGGCGCCAAGTCAGGTTGGCAGAGTGGTTATGTGGTGGATTGCAAATCCTCCCAGACTGGTTCGATTCCCTTTAGACCCACCATTTACTACATGTTTACTACATGTTTACTACATGTTTACTACATGTTTATTAAACCGAGTAGTAAACAAGTTACTGCAACTGAAAGAACTCTTAGAATGCAGATAGGACTTGCATAAGCAGAAAGGGTCGCAACCTTATGTGATTGGTAGTTGGTTCAAATCCAACCAAGAGTTCTTTCAGATGTGGTGAAACGATTGATTTAAATTAGGATTTACCAGGATGGTGAAATTGGGGGTATAGCCGAATTGGTATAGGCACTGTGCTTAAAACACAGCGACTTTAGTCATACGGGTTCGAATCCCGTTACCCCTACCAATTTAAAAGTTAATTTTTATAAATAAGTGTATACCAATTTTAAAGAGTATACACTTATGCAAATGTGTCATTAGTAATAAGGCGGGTTGGCTGAGTGGTCTAAGGCACCGGTCTTGAAAACCGGCGGTCGGTAAAACGTCCCGAGAGTTCGAATCTCTCACCCGCCTCCATGTTGGCGTATAGCAATCTAGGTGATCGCGCTCGACTGTTAATCGAGATTGAGGCTGGTTCGAATCCAGCTACGCCAGCCATTCCATTTCCTCAAATAATCAAATAATCAAATAATCAAATAATCAAACTCACAAATTTGAAGTTTAGATTGGATATTGATTGTTGATATTGTACTTCAAAAAATCATTTCTTTATAATATTAAATCCATCTTTTGAAAATCAATGATCCAATGTTCCTGGGAAACCAATGATCAATAGAACTTCAAAAAAGTTTAGATTGGATATTGATCCAATGTTCCTGGGAAACCAATGATCCAATGTTCCTGGGAAACCAATGATCCAATGTTCCTGGGAAACCAATGATCCAATGTTCCTGGGAAACCAATGATCCATAGGACTTCCAAAAAAGTTTAGATTGGATGTTGATCCAATGATCCATCGATCCAATGATCCATAGGACCTTTCATTGGTTGTTTACATCCACAGGCTGGATTGATATAATGGTTATAGAATTTATTTTTCTATGGCTTTATTTGGAATTTACAGATGTCAACGACTGAAGCAATCACAACCAAACATGGGTACCAAACACTTTATGTAACCAAGGTTTGGGAAGGCGGTTTTACACAGAAAAATACACTTGAGTACGCATCAAAGAAAAATCTTAAATCAGAGATTAAGCACATTGAATCGCTCTCATCTATCGTAGAATATAAAATTTCACGAGATGATGGATCGGTTATCATTCACAAGAAAATCCTCTTCTAAATCATAATTGGTAGAAATACGTATGGATATTAATTCAGCAAAACTTGTGTTGCACGCCGCCTCCTTAGCTGATGATGCTGTTCTTATTGAAGGCAAACACGGTATCGGTAAATCTGATATTGTGCGACAGTTCTCTAAAGAAACACATCGCCACATGGAAGCACTATTTCTTTCTCATCAGGAAGTTGGCGACATCATTGGTATTCCGCGCACAATTGAAAAAGATGGTGAAACCATTACAACCTGGTCAGTTCCAATCTGGCTTCAGCGTATGCGTGAAAAAGCCGCACAAGGAATTAAATGTATACTTTTTCTTGATGAATTGAACCGGGCACCTCTAGATGTTCGCCAAAGTGCTCTTCAGTTAGTTCTTGAACGTCGAATCCATGAACATGAACTGCCTATTGTTGATGGTGAACGAACAATGGTTGTTGCCGCCATTAACCCAGCAGACGACTATCAAGTTGATGAGTTAGACCCCGCGCTATTAGATCGTTTCCTTCCAATCTATGCTGAGGTTGATGCAAAATCGTGGTTGAAGTGGGCTAAGGAAACATCAGTTAATGAAATTGTTCGTGATTTTATCGCTGAGAACCCAGATCGTCTTCACTGGTCACCAGCAGATGGTTCAATAGGTTCATCACCTCGTTCATGGGCTAAGCTTGGCAATTACATGGATAATCTTGATCGTATTGAACCCAGTATTCTATTTCAAATTATGAAAGGTAAAGTTGGAACCGAGATTGGATCACAGTTTCATGCGTTCGCTAAAAATTACACCAAGGTTATTAAGGTCGAAGATGTCGAGAAATTAGTCAAAAAGTACGCTGATTCAGTATCAGACATTGACGATTTATCTCTTCATATTACCGAACTAATGAGTGGTACAGAAGCTATTCAAAAAATGGAAATGGCTAACAAACTTAAGGATAAGTACGGTGATAAAGATGAAATGTTACCTTTCCTAGCATATCTATATAGTATTGAAATTGAAATTCTTGTTGCATTCCTTAAATCCATGAGAAACGATGACCCCGACGCGTACAAGAAGCTTGCACTTGTTGATGGAAAAGTAAACAACAAAGAGCTCTTCCGTCGTATCGTTGTTGCATCGGAGAAAGGATAATGATTTTTGGTGAAATATTTACTGACGTTACTGGTCCAAAGGAAAATACGCTGTGCGAATGCGTAAAGACAGTTAAACGCGTATTGCGCAAATTTAAATTAGGTGGTACACGTTTCTCTATCATGGGAGGGTGTGTCAACGATATAATTGATGGTAGGCATTTTAAAGATATTGATGTTTTCTTTCATAGTAAAGAAGATGTTGACCGCATTATTGATATGTTCAAATCTGTAAAAGATGTATCCATTGTCTATGAATCAAAAAACGCAATTAGTATTATGAATGATGGCACAATCGTTCAATTTGTTACAATTGTGTATGGTTCTATTGATGAAATTTTTTCGACATTTGATTTTAACGGCTGTGAGGTTGCTTATACTGATAGTGGAGAACTTATCAAAAGTCAGCGTTACTCAAAGTTGATGAAATGTAATACACAATGTATTTCAACATCAGTACTTCAAAGATATATAAGATACAAAGATTATAAAGGGTGCATTGACGAAGATTTATCTGAATTTAAAAAGATAGTAAACGTCCTTGTGAAAAAATTATATGATGTTATAAAGAAAAGTTATGACACAGATCAGGATCATGTTGGGTTAGATGTCCTTAGGACATTTCTAAATAGAAATCATGAAATTTCATATCAAAAGATTATCCATGATGAACTATGTAATTATTACAGTGGAGATGGTCTAATTCAAGCATTCAAGAAAATTAGAATTGATGACTTATCAAGTACTGACTTATCAATCGAAGCTGTGGTTGCTAGGCATGAACAAATAAGACGGTTACGAAAAGATAAATTAAAAGAAGCAATATATATCTACCCAGAATACTTTATTTAAACAAAGGAGAAATAAAAATGATTGGACAAACAGAACAAACAGAACAAACAGAACAATTACAAACTATCAAACTTAATAATAAAACATATAAGTTAGATGATCTTGGTGATCATGAGATGGGAATTCTTTCGGATATTAAACTAGTTGATGGTGAACTGAAACGCGTTGAACTTCAAAAATCCATTACGACTCTTGCTAAAGCGAAACTATACGACGAACTTAACAAAGCACTTGAGAAGTTCGAACCTATTCAGGAGTAATATGAACACTCTTATTCGTTTAATGTACGGTGTTGCATTTACTACGATGCTATCTTCTTGGATTTATATTTCGCACTTAAAGAGCGAAATAAGCACTCTAGAGGAAAATAATTCTACCCTTTATAGTTCTGTACAAGAACAACAAAAGGTCATTGAGCGTCAAATTAAGGACATTGGGGCAATACAGCGCGCAAAAGAAAACCAATTATCTATTATTAAAAATCAGCAACTTAAAATACTTGAACTTGATAAGAAGTTCAGCATTACCGCCCAGGGTGAATCGAGAGACCTTGGAAAAATTACACGGGCAAAACCTGTGCTAATTGAAAGGATTGTTAATTCAGCATCACGAGATGCTATGCGGTGTTTTGAGATTGCCACAGGCGATGCATTAAAGAATGATGATGGGAATAGAGAATGCCCTAATTTAATTGAGAGTCAAAAATGAATAGAAAAACAATGTTATTATGTATAGCAGCGTCTTTATTAATGTCAGGATGTAGTACGGTTCTTGAGACGAGATCGGTCGAAGTTCAGAGGACTAAACTTAATCTTGAAGAACCTCCTCCAATTAGTGCAAGGCCAACCACATGGAAGATAATTACACCTGAGAATGCAACAGAAGTATTTGCTGATTTAGAAAAATCTGGAGCTGACCCAGTACTTTTTGGCTTAACTGATGATGGATACGAGAATCTGTCAAAGAACATTTTAGATATTCGTAATTATATTATTCAACAACGTAATATAATCAAAACATACAAAACTTACTATGAAACCGAGGAAAAATAAATGTTTTTACCTTATGTAACTGAAAAGACCGGACGTTCATCAAAACCAATTGATTTACCTTCACGCTTGCTACAAGATCGCATCGTGTACCTTGGTGGTGCAATTACTCCGGAAGGAGCTGATATGATTATCATGCAACTCCTTTGGTTGAACTCCGATGATTCGGATAAACCAATTGATCTTTATATTAATAGTCCCGGTGGATGTGTATACAGCGGTTTAGCAATAAGAGATGTTATTTATAATATTTCACCTAAAGTTAACACAATCGGAGTTGGCATGTGCGCTTCTATGGGGGCTTATCTCCTTTCATCAGGTACGGGAGAACGAAAGACAACTGAGAACTGTCGCATTATGATTCACTCTGTTTCAACTAATCATGGAGGAACCTATCACGATATTGAAGTTGATTTTATAGAAACAAAGTACACTCAAGATAAGTTAATCCATGATATTGCAGATTTTACAAATGGTAAATGCTCTGTTGAAGACATTAAAAATATGACCCAACGTGATAAGTACATGTCTCCAAAGGAAGCCGTAGAATATGGGTTCATTGATAAGATTATATAAATATCAATGATAGATATTTAAATAATACATGGAGAAAAAACAAATGTTTAAACGATTTATTTCCATTGCATTCATTAGTGCGCTTATGGTTGGATGTGCTTCTAATGGGTATGACAACTATCTTAAAACAAACCTTGAACTTGAAGTCGCTAAGTCAAACGCTGAGGCAGAACGCTATAAAGCTATGGCATTAATCGCTCAGTCTGGTGACACCACGACCAAAGTAGCTGCAATGATGGCACTCCAAGGTTCGAATAATCAAACAGTACAAAGAGCAAATATTAAAGCACCAACTTCGGCATCTGATAATGCACTAAGGTGGGCTTCATTGATTGTTCCAATGGCTTCACAAATGTATAGTATCAAATCATCTGCAGATGTCGCTATGAATAATAGTGATAATTCACGTATGGTTCAGATGTCAACGAATGAGGCATTTGTTGGAATTAGTAAACAGATTCAATCGCCTGCAGCGAACTATACAATAACCGATAGTTATAATACGACTAACACCACTAATAGAACCAATACTACAACTAGTGGTGATACCCTAACAGATAGTTATAACCCAGTTAGTGGTGATACCCAAACAGATAGTTATAACCCAGTTAGTAATTTAGAAGAAGATCCAATCACAGGACCTTAAGGAATAAAAATGAAATTTAGAGATATGCTAAATGGTGTCGGTGTAATTGACTTGACACCTATCCAAAAAACTGATTTTACGGATGTTAAAGAAGCTCTTAATGAAGCTGCTTTTAGCGAGAAGAACCTAGAAAAAGTTGCTGTATTGTATGCTAAGATTCTTTCGAAGCGCATGGGTGGGGTTTTCAGTAAACTAGGATTTGAATCTTATAAACGTAAACGCGGCCCTGGGCGCGGTATTCGTTTTATGAGTGAAAAGGGCAAACAACTCCGCTTTAACTACGATTTAAAAATTGCAAAGAAAGGTAATTATGAACTAACATCAATAGATTATTGGGATGAAAGAAATACCAATCTTCAAAACCCAACACGTACCATTCTCCTACCATCCGATCTAAACGTTGTGCAGATCCTAGACAAAGTTGCCGATGGCCTTCTAACTGGTCGAATTAATGAATCAGAACTCAATGAAGCACGAACAGGTGATGAAAAACGCCAATGGCTTGCATCAAAAGGCCTACCGAAGTCGCTGGCTGGTTCCGTGAAGGGTATGCGTGCCCGTGCAGAAAAAGAAGGACTTCTTCAGGAACTTGAAGTATTCTTAGGTGAAAGCGAAAGCAACACACTTGAAGAATCTCTCCAACAGACAGAACAAACATTCTCTAAAGAAGTATACGCTGATCCCGAAACCGTATTCGAAGATATTGAAGATTTACTATCAGTAGTTGCACAGCGCAAGTGGCGCACACTGATTGTTTGTGGAATGGGCGGCGTGGGCAAATGTCTTCAGGGTGAACAAGCTGTTAACATTAAAGGATTAGAATTTTAATTAATAAAAGATGGATTTATGGGCGTAGTTTATAAACATACATTAAATGATAAAAGTTATATTGGATATACAAAGTATGATATGGATGAACGCCTCAGACAGCATATTACCAATGCTAATAGAAAGACTAAAAAATCTCACTTTGCTAATGCTATCAGAAAATATGGTGAAGAGAATATAGTTTCTGATATACTTTTTGAATGTGACGATGTAAATAAATTAAAAGAAATGGAAATTTATTTTATTGAAAAATACGACACATTCAAAAACGGATATAACAATACCGCGGGTGGTGATGGTGGCAACATTACTGGTGGTGTTCCCCTCACCGAAGAGCACAGAAGAAAAATATCCGTTGCGCAAAAGGGAAAGCCTAAAAAGAATAAGGGAAGGTGTGGTAAATATAAGAAGAGTGAGGAACATAAGGAAAAGCTATCAAAATCGATAGCTGGACGCATATGGGTTTCTAACCATGAAACTGGTTTAGAACATCAGATAAAAGAAGACGATTTAGAATATTATTTAAATCAAGGATATGTTAAAGGTCGTGGTGCCAGGGATTTTTCAAATGATAAAAGGCAAGTCAATATTTCAGATTCCCAAAAGAAACAACTATCAGAAATATTCTCTAAAAGAATCCATATCTGCCACCCAGAAGAAAAGTCAAAATTCGTCACTGAAGAAGATTACATATCTATATACAAAGAAAAAGGTTATCAGAGAGGTAGAAAATGCAAACAAAACTAAAGGATATTTTTGATCATATTTCCGAAAAAGAACAACACGTGTTCGAAGTTAATCAACAATACTTAAACAAAACAAAATTTCAAATAGAGACAATGAACGGGTATGTAGATGTTGTTTCTATGATGATTAAAGAAGACGTTAGTGTAAATATAGAAACTGACACTGATATTATTAAAGTATCAAAAGATCACCGTATCTCTACACCAGATGGTGTTAAATACGTTAGGGATTTATCTGTTGGTGATATGATTTCACATAAAAGCGGAGAAAAAGAAATCATTGGTATTGAATATGGTGAAATTGTGAATGTATACGATTTAACCATTGAAAGTGAAGATCATTTATTCCTAGACGCAAATGGGTACATTCATCACAATACTTGGCACATTACAGAAGGTCCACGTTCTCTTAAAGCACTACTTGGTCCGGCCGGTGGAGAATGGGAATACCACTCTGGTACCAAAGCGGCGCCATATTCGTTCTACAAAACATTATTCCAGGAAAGAGATAAGATTATAGTCTTCGATGAAGCTGACTCTATCCTAAAGAACCAAGATATTGTTATGATGCTAAAACCCGTTAACGCTATGAATCAATATAGTAAAGCGGCTTAATAGAGAAATCTATTTTGAAAAATCCATCGAATTGCTGGAAACTCTCGAAGGTTATGAAACTACAATATATCAGAAATGAATATATGAATGTTCGAAAATTTATAATTATGAGACAATCAGCAGCGAAGTTCCTAAGTTCAAATGAATATGGAAAACGTTCAACGACTATCCCGAGTGGGAGTAGGAATAAGTATTCCGAAGCGGTGGACATCCAAAAAGGATGATGATATAGTCTTTTCTTGTAGGTGACTACAAGCAGTATTTATTTTTTAAATTGCGACCTTATCAACTAAATACTGAACATAAACAAAGGTTTTATTCATGAAAGAATGCAAAATTTTTAGAGATTTTATAAAAAATACTAACGATATCGCTAAAGAAATTTTCAGAGTTTCTGATAGCGATGATATGTAAAAACATGAAACGATTTGAGCAGTTTGTTCAAGAAGTAATGCAAAATGAAAGATCAAAGAATTTTAATTTTGCGGATGTCAATGGTATGTATTATGTTTATCGCGTAACTAGCAAAATTGATGGTAAGCATTACTATGGATCAAGAAAATCTAATCAAACGAATTATATTAAAGATTTTTGGAAATATTGTACCTCATCAAAACGACGAGATGATATTAAGCAAAACAAAAATAATTATAGAGTTAAGATAATTAAAACATTTACTAATAGTAAAATGTGTTCTTTATATGAATCATATTTGCATAATTATTTTGATGTTAAAAATAATGACAAATTTTTCAATGAATGTAACGCCCCGATATTTTATTTTGATACGAGATACCATATTGTCATTAAGGATGGTAATAAAGGTAAATTAATTCAATGCAGTGAATACGACCCAGAAAAACATGAACGTTTTGTAGATCGAACTGGTTATACTACAGTAAAAGATGACAATGGAAATACATTTTCAATTAAAACTTCTGATGAACGATACAATAAAACACTATATAATGTTAATAAAAACCAAGTTACGGTAAGATATAAAGATGGAGATGATTATTTTAATATTAGCACGGAGGAATTTTATAAAAATAGGTTATTGTATATTACATCAACAGAAAATAAACACAAGACTGTTGAACAACGGAAAAAATGTAGTGAAGGTGCAATGAATAGAAAGCGAATTGTTTGTCCTTATTGTGGTAAAGAGGGTGATGCATCAAATATGAAAAGATGGCATTTTGATAATTGCAAAGAGAAACCAGGCAATGAAAATTTAATTCGCAAATCACCATGTAAAGGTAGAAAATTTGGACCACTTAAATATAAAAGGAAATATAAAACTGTGATTTGCCCACACTGCGGTAAAGAAGGAGGAATTATTAATATGAAAAGATATCATTTTGATAATTGCAAAGAGAAAAATGATTGATATAAATTGACAGAATTAACGATCGAATATGATGTATTGTTTTTATTCTGACGAAAAACTTAAAAGTTATATAAATTCATTAATATTTAATTTTATTTGTTATATTATAAATATAATATATTTTGATAAGGTCGCACTTAAAAAATATAATACGGCCCAGAATTAACGACTACGGGTGAAAACAAAGTTTGGACACATCTGGTGATAACATGGCTGCGTACATGTCCGGTACTGAGAACATGGTTGGTAAATCTGAAGCTGAAATTCGCGATTATGCCGAATATGTTGATAGCGAAATTGAAGCAGGTACACAGATCGGCATCGGTAAGAATGATGTAAAACTTCCATCAAAATTCTTCTTTGAAGGTGGTATGGTGTTCATCTCTAATATGAGCGCTGACCAAATTGAAGGTGCTATTATGTCACGTTCAATTTATGTCGACGTTCACCTAGCACAACAGGACGTCATTAAACGCATTCGTTCAATTGCCCTGGCAAAATACAAGGATTTTGGACCTGAGTACGTCGAACAATTGATGGAAGGTTTAGGGCAGGCTAGTGATCAACCAGAACAAGAAGTTCAGTACATGACCCCAGAGTACGCTCGTAAGATGAAGCCATTTACTATTCGTTCCATGGAATTAGCTCACATACTAAAACAATCTGGACTATCTCGCTGGGCTACATTAGCACAAATGTATGCATAAGTACGAATAAGTACGAACAAACGTAAAATATATTTTACATCACGGATGGTCTATATTATAATAAAATTGTAATTAGACCATTCGAGGTGTTACAATGAAAACAATAAAGTACACAACTAAATCAAAGTATTATGTTGGTAGAACTGTTGACAACTGCCATAGGGAAGTTCATGTATTTTCTGATGGCGAATGTTTACATGCGGTATATAATTTAGGTAAAGATGACGAATTCGTATCAATAGAACATATTAAAGAAGTAGAGAAAGATCCGGATGCATTTATGTACACCGTATTCGTTGAATTCGTTAATCCACCATAAATATTTAGAGATGTTGATTAATCGACTAATGTAACACAAAACATTTATACTGATAAAAGCACAGATAAGGAGATACACATGAGAACATTTAAAGAATTTTTAAACGAAGCAAAGAATGTGACAATCGATGTTGATTGGGACCCTGATACACGATCCGAAGCCGGTCTAATTAAAAATGCTAAGGATTCACTTGGTATTATCATTAAACCGAAAAGCAATGGCACTGCACTAATTACTGGTAAGAAGGAAGATTTACGAAAGCTTTTAAAGCATGATGCTTATTTTGGTTATGATGATGATGAAATTGAAGATCTTTACCCAGAACTTAATTAATCTGTTCTAGAACTTCTAATTTACAATTCATCAAATCTTAGATAATAGATAAAAATATTTACATTTCAAATCCTTAGTATTATAATTGATCTACAACGCAATTATTGTACTGAGGATTTTTTTATGTCTATGTCTAAGTCTAACTTCAAGAAAAATCAATCTGATGCTCAGCTGCAAAGAGATGGGTATAATCGTATCCATGACTCGTTCACTAGATCAAAAACATTCGAAGAACTAACAAAGGCGGTCGAAGAATCAATTAATATTATAAAGGATTGCAATATTGATAAGTTTCAACAGCAACGTCTTGAAGAATACGGTATTCATTGCTATAATAGAATCCAGCGTGGAGTAGATCAGATGTCGTTTGAGTGCTCTCGTAACAAGTTTAAACGATAAGGTATCATTATGGAATTTCTCATTAAAATCAAACCGCAAAAATATACAGCTCGCACAAAGAACGGGTTGTTACAAAAAATTACAAATGGTAAATGTTTTACGTTTACATCCAATGAATGCTATTACACATCGTACACATCGTACACATCGTACACATCGTACACATCGTACACATCGTACACATCGTATAACTCTGACGACAAGTACGTTTACACACTTCAGAAACACAGACCAAAAATTGTGCAACGTAAAGATAATCGTGGTAAAACAATAGGCTCCAGTGTAATTAAAGAAGGTTTTTGGGTAGGATATGTTTACAAAATTCCTAAAAGTTTACCAATTAAAGTATACCAAAAATTAAGAAATTTTACTATCATTTAAAAGTATTAAATGAGGACGATTTTGATTTATTAAATCAAAAAGATATAAAATTTTTTATATGAATCTGATCAAATAAAATTTAAGGAAAAATACTATGGTAAAGAATAATGTAAATAAACCCCAACGTTCATCATTTAAAAGACAACCAAGAAATTTATTCGTTGTTGTTGAAGGACCTGACTAGATAACGTAGGTAAGAGTACGCTAATTAACAATCTGCGGAATACATTCAATAACATCGCATTCCAGATTGTACATTATAGTTCAGCACCAGTCTCGGGTGTTGAAAACACAATTGATTATAGTACTAGAATGTACCAATCTATGTTCAGTACAATGAAAGCTGTATCTAAAGAAGAACATACGGGAATCATCTGTGATCGCTCTCATCTTGGTGAAATGGTTTATGGGCCAATTTATCGTGGGTATTCTGGTGAATATGTACTTGACATTGAGAAAAAGTACATTGAAATTCCTTCAATCTGGGATAATCTATTTCTCATTACTTTATATGACGAGCCCGAGAATGTAATTAAACGTGATGATGGATTATCATTTAGTACAGATATTCGTATTAAGCGCGAAGAAATCAAAAACTTCATTAACGCGCATAATAAGAGTAACATTAAAAATAAGCTTCTTTTAAATATAAAAAATCATGATGCAGATGCAGTTCTTAATGAAGTTTTAACCTTTATTAATTTAGAATACGGTGTTGAGGATGCTTCCTAGTACAGACTATTACACAATTCTTATCGTATTGATTTATGCTGGTTATTCATTTTTTATATTTAGGAGATATGTTGTTTTTAAGTGCGTACAAGATGCGCTTAAACTAATTTATAGTTCAGATGAAATGTTCAATAAGCATAAACATATCAATAATGATATATCTCTAATGCGCATTCTATCCGTTCATAAATACAGAATTGAGCAATTATTCCCAGAATTATTTAAAAGCTAAAGGATAAAATATGATCAATACTACGCTAAAAGTACAAGATATTCGTAATATGTTCAAAGAAGCATATCAAAAAGAAGAATTTACTACTGATCGCACTGGTGCAAAAACAATTGAGATCATTGGTGCAACATTTATTGCCGATGAACCATATATCGTTCGTGAACCAAATGAAGATTATATTCAACGTGAGTTAGAGTGGTACAATTCTATGTCACGTTATGTTGATGATATTCCGGGTGAAGTTCCAACTATCTGGAAACAAATTGCATCAAAGGATGGCATGATTAACTCTAATTATGGATGGTGCATTTGGTCAGATGAAAACGGAAATCAGTATGAAAATGTACTATCTGAACTTAAGTCAAATCCTGATTCACGACGTGCATCAATGATTTATAATCGCCCATCAATGCATACCGATTTTAATGAAAATGGTATGAATGACTTTATGTGCTCATTTGCTAACACATTCTTTATTCGCGACAATAAGTTAGTATCGCACTATTTAATGAGAAGCAATGACTCGGTCTTTGGGTACTGTAATGATTACGCCTGGGCTAAACACGTGCAAGAAAAACTATGCAATGATTTAAAAAGTGTTTATCCTAATCTTGAAACTGGTGATCTAATTTGGACCGCATCAAATCTACATGTATACTCTAGACATTTTAAATTCGTTGAAAAAATGATAAAGAATGATAAATAAATTTAATAGGAGATATGAATGTTATTTGAATTGCAGGGTGAATTAGTTATTGATCCTAACAATTCCACGATTCTGTTTTTCGATAAGGGCGTCCATACAGAGTACACATATATCTATGGTGCAGCCAGAGCTATTAAGTACGAACTAGAGAAGCACTATAATATCATTACACTTGGTACCGGATGTAAGCTTCCATATAATTACTATAAGATTAATAGGGGCAAGACGGATACATTGCTTAGAAAAGCTGATAGTCCTGAAGATTATACTGAGAAGAACGCCGCGACAATTGAAAAATGGATGGACGAATCTTTTAAAGATTTACCAGAAATTGAATACATTATTCTTGGAACAGACGACTTTTTTCGCTTACCGCTCACGTCATACGTTCGAAAGAAAGAATCTAGTCATTTGTGCGATATGCTAAATGAATTTTTTGATTACGTTGGCGATGATAAAGAACTGATTGATAAAATTAATGAAGCAAACAAAGATATCATAGAGAAATGGGGTAAGAAAGTATCGCCACTTGCATTCAGTACGAAAGACTACTCACTGATGATGGGTGCCATTTTGTATATCCACAAATATGGTAAACTTAAGAAAAATGTAATTAGTTTTTCAGTCGATCCTGCAATCTATACTCCATTCTTCCATCTTAATAATATCCCTTCAAAATTTTACTATTTTGCTGAAGATAAGAGGGGTACGAGGAATTTTGAACAACTGGATATTTCACAACTACAACACATTGTATATAATAGACGCTTTAACAAAAAAATTGATGATTGGGGTGAAACAACACCCAGTAAAAATGATAACAACTCAAAGAACTCAAAGAACATGTTCTTTGCTGGAACCATTTTCCAAGAAAAGGGATCGAGGGTAAAAATCTGGGATGAGTTCCTTTCTGGTGTAAAATCTGAAAACTGTTCTTACTATATCCCGTTAAGGAAAAATGGCATCATTAAGAATCCGAACGGGCCTAATGATAGACAAATTAGTCTTCTTGAAGAGCGGTTTAAAGAGCTTTACGATAAAGTTAAAAACCATAAGAATTTCAAGGGCGGTTTAACACCAGAACAGTTACATATCCAGCAACGTCAATACAAGTACGGCATGGTCTTTAGGTGTGTATCTATTAATGATTCGTTGAACATGCGGCCTGTACTTTATGCATATGAAGGCATTTTGCCGTTATTAGATTATCAATATGATCCAGCTTACTTACAAATTCCTAAACATATACAGGACAAGATAGTAGTTCATTCAGCCGAAGAAATTGATGAACGTATCAAATACTTCAATGAAAACGATAATGAAAGAATGGTTGTATTGAACGAGTTGCGCGAACTGTTTAGAATAGATGAGTACATAAATAAACCAGATGAAATGTTAAAAGAGCAAATTTTAAAAATCATACCGGATTTTAAACCCAAATGATGAAATCGTTTAATTTTATAGATTTTTAAACTGATTCTAATTAATATATTCTGGCGCGTAAAACCTCTTCCTTTAGGTGGAGGATATAAGCGCCGTGATGCGATAGCATTACTTGTTTTTTAATAAAAGATGCTATAAATATGGGTATGAGTAAATTAATAAAGACACTTAAAGTTCGTGGGTGAACAGTACACCACCCAAACCTGTTCGAATTGTGGCACGTTGCCCGATTCGAGGCCGAGAGGTATCGCAGGGCTTGGAATAAGAGAATGGACCTGTTGTGCGTGTGGTGTCACGCACGACCGCGACGTCAACGCCGCACGGAACATTCTCGCGCTCGGGCATGAGCGTCCTTAGTGGGAATCCTTGCCTTTCAAGGCAGGGAGGATGTCAAAATGAAGTAAATGATAATGTTATTTTGGAGATTGCCAAGAAGAAAGTGCATCTGAACATCAATTTTGGTTCTTTACACAGGACAACATAAATAAATCATTATTTTTAATATACCGGAATCTAAAAATGCTAAGCACCAAAACATGCCATGAAGAAAAACCATATCATAAAACAATTGTTTGCGACATCGATGATACTATTTCATTCACGACGAATAGGGATTGGGAAAATGCAAAACCAAACCTACCACTAATTAATAAGTTAAATAAACTTCATGACGAAGGATGGATTATCAATTTTTACACCGCACGGGGTTCTATTTCATTTGATTATCGTGATGATGCAGACTATTACTATAGACCAATTATTGAGCAGTGGCTAAAGAAAAATCACGTTAAATATAATCTTTTATCGTTTGAAAAACCATTAGCGGCTTATTATATTGATGACAAGGCGATTCGTCCTGAAGAATTCATTGATCTAAAAATCGAAACATTAACAGGCGGTCTTTCAGGTGCAACAATTGAACGTCGTGGAAACAAGGTTTATAAAACACACGCGAATTCACTAGAATCAGCCGTGTGGTATAAAGAAGCGCAGAATTACATTAAAAGTGTTAAGGTGCACTCGTTAATCGGTGATACTATTTGCATCGATTATATTCATGGAACTGATGAACCAACTGTAGAGCAAATGGATTATGTAATTAACAAGTTCTCTAATGTGCCGGACGAACCAAGATTTAATACGTACATCGCACGCATTGAAAAACATCTTGATTTATATCACCCAGATTACAAAGAATGGTTAATTAATCAATTAAAGAAGTTCGAGGTTCTGTTTGATTCTGAACGATCTTTTTGCCACGGTGATATGTCTTTTGATAATATGATTAATGCTGATGGTGTATTATATCTAATCGACCCAAATAAACCCAAAAGTCTGTATAGTTCATGGATGTTAGATTTATCAAAGATTATGCATAGTTCAAGACGATTTAATAAGATGCATGTTTATGAGTATTTCGTAAACAAGTATGCCAAATATGAAGAAGAACTTCGTCTATTAGAACTAACGCACTGGGTTAGAATGCGTAAATATGAGTATCAACGAAATGGTTCACCTGCTTATGTTGATGAAATGATTAAAGAATGCTTAAAGGATTATAACGTAAATGTTAAAGAAGATTTTTGATATGAAATACAACGGTCAACGAATTGGCTTCACTGCTAGTACGTTTGATTGTCTCCACCCCGGGCATATCGTGATGTTAGCGGAAGCAAAGAGTCGTTGTGATTTTTTGATTGTAGGGCTTTTGACCGATCCTACAATTGATAGAGATTACAAGAACGCACCCGTTCAAACTACACTAGAGCGATGGGTTCAAGTTGCAGGAGTCGAGTTCGTCGATATGATAATTCCTTTTGATACTGAAAGGGATTTGGAAGATATGCTAAACATGATTAAACCTGATATACGTGTAGTTGGTGAAGAATATAAGGATGTGGATTTCACGGGTAAAAATATCGATGGTATTGAGATTTACTACAATAAACGAGCGCACTCTTTTAGTACGAGCGAGCTTCGAGAAAGGATTGTAAACGCTGGTAAAGTTAAACCAACCCAAACACTGCCAACTAGACCAACTAAGCTAACAGAATAGAATATTTTTTGGATATTTTAATTCATCATCTGATATTGAAAATTGTGCATTTTTATAATATAACATGTCTAAATGTTAATTTAGCCCTTAAATTGTTTAACTATAATGAGTATACAATAATACCTATATAAACGTTCGAACTAAATACGAAATTACAAACAAGGAATGAAAATGAAAATTATTATTACTGGTGGTACAGGATTTGTTGGTACTAATCTAATTCCAATGCTTAGTGACCATGATGTAGTTCTTATTGATAATTTTTCTCAGAGTACATACGATCCAAAGTTTCATGATAAACCAAATGTCAAAATGCATGTTGGGGATATTCGTGATGTAGATTTATTGAATTCTATTTTTTCAATAGAACGTCCTGATGTGGTGTTCCACTTTGCTGGATTAGTTTCCATCTATGATTGTCATAAAGACACCATTTCCGCTGCGCAGAATAATATTATTGGATCTATTAATGTTTTTGATGCTGCCCTGAACTCTGATTGTCAACGAGTTATTTTTTCAGAATCATCTGCAGTTTATGAAAATTGTAATTTACCAGAAGCAGGATTTAATGAATCACAATCAGACCCAACGACATTCTATAGTACAACAAAAGCCGCCGTCGCATTGATTGCTGAATCATATGCTAGAACACGCGGACTAAAATACACCGCACTACGCTATTTTAATATTGCTGGACCAGTGCAGGATTATCATCGAACGGTCCCACCATTGTTTGCCGGTGTTGCTCTTAGATTACTAGGCGAAAACAACCCCATTATTTTTGGTGATGGAACTCGACGTAGGGATTTTATTCATGTTGACGATGTAAACGATTTCCACATCAAATGCTTAACTGACGAAAGAACAATCAACCAAACATTCAACCTAGGTACAGGTACCCATAAATCGCTGTTCGAAGTATGCGAAATTATTCATCAATATCTTAACATCGATGTTGAATTGGATTTCGATATTATGGATGAGATTAATGGTGAAGCCCATACCATCTTTGCCGATATCAGTAAAGCTAAGGAACTCGGATGGGTACCAAAGAAAACAATAGATGACGCAATTTTTGATACAATTGATTATCTAATTGGTGAAATTAATGATGGAAAAATTGATCCTCATAAATATATGGAAGATATGGACACTTCAAAGGTGAAAATTTAATGATTAAAGAAAATAACCGCAACCCAAGTGCCAAAACCTATCTGTGTGGCAAGATTGGTAAATCTGTAAAATTCAACCCAAAAACATGGTCAGCAATCGGTGGCGACTGTGAAGCACCGGAATTACTCCGGAAAATGGCCGAATTGAACCCAGATGATACCTTCGTAATCATTACCAGGAACGATGTTGATAAACACAGGAATGAACTAGGAATCCCAGATAACCTAGTTGATGTGTATAGCGGTGCATCCAAGGAAGAACGAAAAGACCTGAATTTTGTATCCAATGCATTAAAAGACAAAAAGATTGATGGATGTTTCCTGATGTCAGGTCCAACTGCTAATTGCAATATTCCAAATAAATCTTGGAAACGTACATTACTGAAGAATGGTGAAAAGCAGTACGCAAAGGCACTAGAAACATTCATTAATTATGTAGCACCGGTTTACAATTTTCTAAATGAATCCAATATTCCTTGGGTAATGATTGCTAATGACCCTAGATATATTAGACAAGGCAATGATCTTCAGAATCAACCAGTCAAAATTCTTTCACAGTACGATGAAACCATTCTAATGCAGTGCTTTGATAACTGGGAAGATCAGAACTATATTAAAAATGAAATACCATCAGTGTATGCCGGTATGGAAAAAATGTTCCTGATTGATAAAGAAAAACCATCACAGGAGTTAATTGATTCCAAGAAAACGAAATTCATGGTTGTTCTAAATGAAGGCAACAATGGTGTAAAATCCAGATATCCTATGATTAAAGAATATATTCTAGATCATATTGATGATGTCGAAATTTATGGAAAATGGGATGAAGATACCGTCAAAGGTGATACTCGATTTAAGGGTAGTATTAAATTTGAGGATCTTCAAGAAAAATTATCAGATGTAAAATACAGTTTTATGGTTTCTATCACTGATGGTTGGGTTACTATGAAAGTTTGGGAACTAATTTCCCATGGTATTATTCCTTTCATGCATCCAAATTATGATAATCAAATGCACTGCAAAGTTCCGGATTATATTAGAATTAGTGAACCTGCTGAACTTCATACTAAAATTGAAGAGTTAGAAAACAACCCGGTTCTATATAAAAAAATACTATCTGAGTGCATTAACGCAATGACAGATGACGATTTCTCAGGAAAAAAACTATCAGACACGATTCTTAACTCGTGCCCTAACATAAATAAAGTAGGAATTGAAATTAAACCATTTGAACACGAGGAAAGAGAATTAGATGACTGGTAAAACGCTAAATAAAGAAATAAATTGGGTATCGATGCAAGCGTTAATTGGTGGGTTTTCACTTGGTGTAGAAAAAGCTTTCTGTACTCCACCGAAAATGATTATACATCAAGGTTGGGCTAACGATAAGCATTATATTAAATATATGAATGAAAAACGTAATCTCAACATTCCTATTGTTGAAATGAATAGCGATTACGTAACATTTAAAACTCCAGAAGACGAAAAAACATATAATGATGTATTGCAAAAATACACTATACATGCAGCTATCATGACACCGGTGTGTTCCGGACTATCTATGCTCAATACGGTCAATGAAGGATCTAAGGCGCGCGGTTCAGCTGATAACGACCAGAATCAGAATATGTACGCATTAACCAAACTTGGTTTCCGTATGGGTGCAAAGGTCGTTGCATTTGAGAACGCTCCTGCTGCATATACTAAATCGGGTGAAGCAGTTATTGAGCGTCTTAAAGAAATTGCATCTGAAAAAGATTACACTACACAACTATTCAGAACAGATACATTGCTTCATGGAATACCACAATCACGTAAACGTACCTTCATTATATTCTATCGTGATACTAACCCAGGTCTTTTCAATTATGAACTAAAAGAATACACACCATTAGCAAAATATCTTTCTGAAGTCAATAGTTCAATGTCGCACTGGCACGATAACGTTGTCGCCGATTCAAAAGATAGTTTCTATGATTTTATTCTTGACTACACTAAGGAAAAAACATTCCGTGATGCTATGCGGAAACTTATGCCTGATAAGAAAACGACCACGGCAATGCAATTAACTGAGCATATTGGGTTCGATGCAGCTATTGAATGGTTTGAAAATAAAGCTAATGAGCTAAATGAATCAGATCCAAAGGATCGTTACACTAAGGCTGCACGCATTGCAAGGCATCGTAAGAATAAGATAGCTGATGGCAAAGGGTACTGGGACTGTAGTACATACTTAGCAAATGATGGTTTATTTGTAAACGCCGTCATTTCAAAAAATGTTCATAGGGGCTTACATCCAACAGAGGAACGTGGTTTTAATATTCGAGAATTACTACATCTTATGGGTCATCCACATGACTTTGAAATGATTGATGGTGTTAAGAATTGGAATCACATCTCTCAGAACGTACCCGTGAAAACCGCAACATTCATTGGTTCTCAGATTAGAAAATACCTTGAGGGTGAGCTAGAGATAGCCAGTACGGACTTTGTCAAACAGGACAATATAAAGCAACGATTAGATACTAAGTCATCTAGGGTGCAATCTGATTGGTAGTGGAGTGAATTAGTGATACATAAGACAAGGGAAGAAAGAATTGGTGAGATTGGTGAACATATTGTCGCTAATCTCCTAAATTGCGAGATATCTAATGATAAGTACGACATGGAAAGAGACATGACAACATTAGATGGTACACAAATTGAAGTAAAAACACAACCTCGGTGGAAGACAGCTAACGCATTTACAGTATATGAAACGCCAACAAACAATAACATTAAAAAATGTCTAAGTGTTGACCGTTTGATTTTTGTTGAACCGTCCAAAGACCGATCATTCAGAATTTTTGAGTGCACTGATAGGACATTTACAACACGTTATCCACGTGGTAAAACTGCATATCTTTTTCCTGTTGAAAATATGGAACTGTTATGTGAAATCTATAATGACGATCTATGGGAAGAGATTATTCAGTTAACAAAGACTGAACTTTATTATCTATCGTGAATGAATATGAGTAAAAAATTAAATACATCTTTTTTATAATAGAAATTCAAAAAATTTATAAACCAACACCAAAGGTACTAAAGTAAATGGCAGAATTTAATTCTTGTGCAAAACTAATTCAAGGTGAAAATGTCGAAACCGTTCTGAAGATGCTAAATGAATCATCTGATCTTCTTCAAGACATGCTAAACATGCAAAATAATCTTCAAGAATCGCTCGCTGAAAAACTTCCAGAGTACAACATTAAACCCAAGGATATTCAGAGTAAAGGAGAACTCGTTCGCTGGGTCGATGGTAATTTTGACGCAATCATGGACGAATTTCGAGAACTAAAAAATGCTATCGGTGGCATGTCCAATGGTGAGAAAGCTGCTTCAGCAGTTTGGAAAAAATGGAAAGCTAATCACGGTATTATGCAATCAGAAAAGATTGATGATATGAGCGAAGAAGACAAACTTGAACTAATGTTCGAGTGCGTTGACATTTGGCACTTCGTAATGAATATATTCCTCGCACTTGGATTTGACTCAAAGACACTATACACTATGTACATGCTAAAGAACTTTGAGAATTTAAAGCGGTACAATACTGGGTATTAAACTTATGAAGGTGGCTACTACGGTATGCCACCTTTTCGTATTTACATTCGCGTTTTCGTGTAATAAAATATACACATGAATACATTACTATCACGAATTGGATTGGCATGCGGCGTACTTGGCGCACTATTGATTGCGCTGAACATCGATGCTTTCGTACATGGGTACATCCTATTTTTAATCAGTTCGACATCATGGTGCCTATATGCACACAGAACATCCCAAAAAGATCTCCTCCTTCTGAACATCGTATTCTCAATTATTAACACAATTGGGATATATAATTTCATTATTTGATTAAATGTAAAATTTTAATTTCACACATATTATAATTATTATTATTATCGTATATACGTTATCAACAATTAAAGGTTAGTAATGAATAAATTCGACATGTCTAAAAGCGTTTGGTATGAACGGTATCGCCCATCATGTATTGATGATCTAATCATCCCTAATGATATTAAGGAAAAACTTAAGAAAGGAGTCAAAAGTCAAGATATCCCAAACATCGGTATCTTTTCCAACAACCCGGGCACCGGTAAATCAGCAACCGCAAACTCTATTGTTCGCGAGGTGAATGGTGAAGCACTTTGGATTAACGCATCACTAGATAAAGGTATTGATACACTTCGTGGAAAAATTGCGAAGTTCGCATCGCAATCCTCATTCGATGATAACATCAAAATTGTTGTCATGGACGAATTTGATAACTTCTCCCGTGATGGGCAGTCAGCGTTTCGTGGTTTTCTTGACGAGTTCTCAGAGAATTGTCGATTCATTTTTACTGGTAATTACAAAGAAAAAATTATTGAGCCATTGCTTGATCGTTTAGAGGTATACGACTATAACGAGTTCCCGAAAGAAGTACAGGTAAAACCAATCTTTGAACGCCTCCAATTCATTCTTAATAATGAAAATATTGAATTCAACCCAAAAGATTTAGTACCTGTCATTAATACGTACTACCCTCGTATTCGATCCATGGTTGGGGCTCTTCAGAAGTTCAGTAAAGATGGGGTATTTACAGTTTCACAAGGCGATTTGGACGATGTCAATACGTTTGATGAAGTGATGGCCAAAGTCCATCCTAGTACCTATACTGATATGATTGTTATGGTAAATAAACTAAATGCACCAGATAATATGTTCACTTTTTTATATAAAAATGCAAGCAAATACTTTAAACCCGAGCATTATCCAAATGTTATCGTAACGATTGCAAAGTATCAACACATGGCTTCTTCTGTTCGCGATAAGAGTTTGAATCTTGCTGCTTGCCTAACCGAGTTGATGAAGGTAAAATCATAATGGATCTCTATACGTGCTTTACATATTATATGTTTGTGCTCGGTGTATTCCTGTTTATTAATTTATTCATCGCTGGGTATATTGGACGAAACATGAACATCATGGATGTTGTATATTCTTTGATTTGGCCATTATCACTAACCGTTCTACTCGGTGGCTTGCTTCGACTTGCAGTTCAAACAATTAGAAATTATCATAAATAGAGGTATCATAATGTTAAATCTAAACATTGCACACAATCCTGAAGAACTAACGGTTGAAGAATCCGTAATCGTGCATAAAGACATTGAAGATGGATTTATTTTCTCTATCCCAGATGTATCATTTAAGCGTGAAGAGTTCAATAAGTTCATTGAATCAGTAACAAATGAATTTCCAGATTTAACCAAGTTCGATTACTCACGAAATAAGACAAATTTTTACCATAAGTACGTTTCGGAAGAATGTCGCATTTATGTTCGTGGCAATCCAATGGAACTTTATGGTGCACTATACACGAAATCTGAAGAAAACAACAAGCGCTTATGGGATCTGTACATGGAGAATACTTCCAATGACAGCGATATTCAACTTTTCATGCACAGTTTCTCAATGAATGGTCCTGCGATTGATGAAAATATTCGGTGCGTAAAACCTGAAGAATTTAGTTTTATCACTAAAGATTATTACCCTTACATCGACACAAGTGTAATGTTCGATCAGTTCTTTACGGGTAATGAGAATATTCTTTTATTGGTCGGTCTCCCTGGCCTGGGTAAATCAAAACTTGCAACACTAGCTATGAAGTACGCACACGAAAATCCCGATAAACTACCATACGATAAACTTAAAGGTAATCCATCACTAGATAACCAGTTTATCAATATTGTGTTTGTGAAATCAGTGGAGGTTCTCGCCAATGACGCGTTCTGGAGAAACCTTGAAAAGAATCCACCAGACTTCTGTATTATCGATGATCTTGACTACATGTTAACAAAGCGTGATTCAGAGGTTTCTTCAAGCGATGACGTTATGAAGAATTCATTTTTGAATCAGTTCTTATCATTTACAGATGGCGTTGAAAAACACAACACGAAATTCATTATCACCACGAACCAGAGTTATGATGATATTGATGCAGCACTGTTACGTAAAGGACGTCTATTTGATATTCTTGAACTTCGAGAACTTGATCTTCAAGAAGCGCTAAAGATTTGGCTTGATAATAATCTATCAGAGGACGAGTTTAAAGAAATTTTTAAATCCCATGTCGTACTGCCAGCCGAGCTTGGATCTGAAATCAATAAAAGAAATAACAAACGCATTAACACAGCGACTATTTCGTACCTAAAAGAAGATGATATTTCAAAGGTTAAGAAGGCAGGTCGAAGTAAGAAAATCGGAATGTAATGATATATTCAAAGGTGGAGAAATCCACCTTTATTCATTCTTTAACTATTATTATTTTAATATAGAAAAACATATTTCTACACTCGAGGTTAATTGATGGGTAAATTGTTTGAAACATCTTGGCGTTCAGGTTATGATTTTTATGAACGCTATTTTGATACTAACTTAAAACGCTCAGTTTCAAATAAGATCAATCTCCCATATGAATGGTACGAACAAAGCTCCAACGGTTTATATACATACGTACTTGATGAAAGCATACGCCTAGATAAAAAGCAAGGTAATGCAAAACAAGGGCGTGAACATTACGGGTTCCTTGATCCGATGTATCGTAACATCCGTGATAATTATTGGGGTAACACTGACGGTAATCGGTACAATAATAATCCTCGTATCATCTATCTTGACATTGAGACTCGTGTCGGGCAGAATAGTACAGGTTTTCCAAAGCCTGAGTTCGCTGCTGAAGAAATCTCGATGTTCCAGTTATACGACAACAAAACCGATACAATGATCATTCTTGGTCTAAGAGATTGGGTTTACGAAAACGAGTACACATTCGACTTCCCAGTGAAGTACATAAAGTTCAATACAGAAGTTGATTTGATTAACGGATTCATTTCAATATTTCATAAAATTGATCCATTAATCATTCATGCATGGAACGGCTTAGGATTCGACTTCCCGTACATCTATAACCGAATGAAAAACCTCGATATGGATACGAATCTTCTTTCATGTCATGGCGAAACATCTTTATCTGAAGATACATTCAAAGGACGAACCACGTTTAAGTTCAAATCAGATGGGCACTTCTTTATTGATACCATGGAGGTTTACAAGAAGTTTACATTTGCACCAAGACCATCATACTCACTTGATACTATTGCAGAAATTGAGGTTAATGAACGAAAGGTTCAACATACTGAGTACGCAGCATTTGATGACTTCTATACTGGTAAGTACATCATTCCAACTAATCCAACTAAAGAACAACGTGAATCAAAAATTTACAAAGCAGCTATTGCTGGGAACTGGGATGAGGTAAGGGAACGAGCGCACTCTGAATTCGTGTACTACGGTATCAAGGATACGCACCTAGTCAAGAAAATTGATGATAAAGGTAACTTCACTAAACTAATGATGATGATTGCCGAAAAGATGGGTGTACTACTCAGCGATTCATTGGGTACTGTAAAACCTTGGTCACAATATATTGCTAACCGTTCGATCCAAAATAAACAAGTCATGCCACCTCGCCAAGAACATGATTCAGTACACGTCGTTGGCGGATTTGTGAAGGATCCAAATAAAGGTAAACATAAGTGGGTTATATCTGCTGACGTGAACTCAATGTATCCTCTATTGGGGATGGTTGGTTTCAACATGAGTACAGAAACGTATGTTCCAAAGCACAAGCTCCCTAATGAACTTCGTGATATTGTTCTCGCGTACTTTAACGATCAAGATGAATCTAAACGCTTTGATATTCCAACTGAAGTTTTTGAAAAAACAACGGAACTTCTACACGAGCACGACTTGACACTAGCGATTAATGGTGCAGTCTTTACTAAAGAAAAGCTTGGATTGATCCCAGAACTTGTTCAAGATATCTATTCATCGCGTAAACAAGCAAAGAAAATGATGTTTAACTATGAACGTCAAAAACTTCTAATCAAAAAGATCATCGGTGAAATGGCATGACAGAGCCAGTGAATCTAAAAGAAATGCGCCCAATGCAAATGCATAGGTACATTACATCTAATTACAACGAATGCCCAAGATGTAAAAAAACCAAAAGGTTATCTCGTTTCTGGAAAAAAGAACATAAAGAACTTTCTGACATTTGTAACGAATGTACCAAGAAAGAGTACGAGTTAGAGGTTATGAGAATTGTTCTTGGTGTTTATAATGATGTAAAAGAAAAATAAAATTTATTTGTTATAATAAAAGAATACATATCTGGATGCTAAAGATGAAAAATGTACTTGAATACTCTGAATCTGAATTAAAAGAACTTAGTAAAGATGAATTAATGGTATTGCTTCAAGAAGCTGAGAATGGTGAATCTCTTTACAATACTAAACAGCTTGTTGAAAAAACCCTCATGAACTCTCTCTATGGGTCTCTAGCAAATAAATACTTCCCTTTGTTCAATGAAAACATGGCAGCAGCAATCACCGGGAATGGTAGGTACTTCATTCGAAAACTTGCTATGTACATCGAAGATCACCTTCAATCGCTACATCAGAGCGATAAACCATACTGCATCTATTCTGATACGGATTCAGTGTACTATCAGATTGAGCCGTTCATGGAAATGTACATGGCAAAGAACCCTGGGTTAAGTATCAATGAGTACGTTGATTGGGCTGATTCATTTGAGAAAAAGGTTATCCAACCTGTCATTCAAAAAACCATCGATGATTTCTCTAATGAACTTAATGCGTACAATAAATCAACGATCGGTGTCGAACGTGAGGCAATCGCTGATGTCGGTATCTTCAATGCTAAGAAAAAGTACTTCGCACGTGTTCGTGATAATGAGGGTACAAGGTACCCAGAAGATTCGCCAAAGATTAAAGTTATGGGACTAGAGATTATTAAGAGTTCAACACCTAAATGGTCTCAGAAGTACCTTAAAGAAGCAATCCCTCACATCCTTGATAAAGATGAAAATGATTTGCGTGATTGGCTTAAGTCAATCAAAGATGAATTCATTAAAGCAGATCCAACTGAGATCGCAGCTGTTGGTGGCGTTAGTCGATTAGATTATGATCTTCAGAACGATACAGTCCCAATTGGATCTCGTGCTGCGATTCGTCACAATATGTTTATCGCTGAACACAATCTTGAGGATAAGTACGCACCCATCCAGCCCGGTGAAAAGTGTAAACGAATTTTTCTTATTGAACCAAATGTATTCAATACGAATGTCATTGCATTCACAAATGATGGATTCGCCTCTGAAATCGAAAAGCATAACTGTATTGACTACGATATGAACTTCGAGAAGAACTTCCTAAAACCTCTTGAGTTAATGATCTCTGTTCTAGGATACGACATCGAAAAGGAAACTGATAGTCTTGATGATTGGTGAGGAGTAAAGCATGAATTTGATTAAACGTTACTTTGTGTACGACACGGTTGTCAACAACACTTGGGTTGATGACTCATTTTTCAGTACCGGATACGAGACAAGGGCAGACGCCGAGAATGCTATCAAAGAGTACTTCCTTGACTTAGTGCAAGATGATTACGGTGAAATCTGTCACCTTGTGTCAGCACCAAGCTTCATCATCGTCGAGAAGTACGGCTGGGAGTCATAAGTCTCTGCGGTTCCTATGCTAAGCTAGTAATAAGGATGGAAGACCAGGACTAGACAGTCTAGTTAAAAAATTTCATATTTCTTAAATTTTTGGTTTACATCAGCCGAATCATATGATATTATTAAATCAACGGTGGAACAACCACCAACCACCAACCACCAACCACCAACGCAAACGGTGATTATCATGAAAGACCAAAACAAAGTACTGGAATTCATCTCTAATCGTAAACACGTGAAGTCTGCTGTTCGTCTGGATGTTAAGGATATCATGATCGAACTGCACGATGGCTGGGTCTTCAACGAGGAAGAGAAGAATAACGTTAAGCACTTCATGAATGTGCGGGAAGCTTCAAAGGCATCATCTAGTCGGAGTGTAATCAACCTTAATGCTCCGGAGGAAAAACCTCGCAAGAAGGTTCCGAAGGTTCCGAAGGTTCCGAAGGTTCCCAAAGCGGATGAAGGTAACAAAGCGAACAAGTTCTCCGCTGATGATTATGTTTACCCAACTGTTGACCGCGATAAGAACGGAAAGGTACTGTCCATGACACCTAACGCAATTCGCAAGCGGAACGCTCGCAAAGGGAAAGCCTAAGAATTCCATAGAAAACAAAACGGAGGGAAACCTCCGTTTTTTTTGCATTCTTTATAATAAATATTTCATCCTCAATATATCTGTGGGTTTTTTATAAAGAGTATTGATAAAATAAAAAAAGTACTAAATTGAAAGGAAAAACAAATGTTCAAGACGATTACATCATCTCTTGATGTAAAGAAAAAACCATCTTTAGATGAAATTCAGAAGATACCATCTTTTATCTTTTGTCGTTGGTTGGCTGGTACACCACAAACAATTTTTGCTAGTAATTTGATTAATCAGTACTATGACATACCGATTGAATGTCAGTACCAGATGATTAAAAGTGCGTTCGCTGGAAAGATTCGTTTTATTCCTTACCCAAAGTCAAGTAAGGAAAATGATTCAAAGGATGTTGAGTACATTTCAATGTATTTTAATATCTCCACCGAAAAAGCACGTGAATACTTAACCTTAATCTCAAATGATGAACTAAACACAATCAAAAGCTTATATCATTAAGGAATAGAAAAATGATCTCTTGGAACAAGTTCGATAAAATTATGCTAGAGTTTGAACATCAATCTCGTACTGGAAAACTTCCTCAAGATACTTCACGTATGCTTAAACGTAATCGTTGTTGGCGAGGTGAGGAACCATACTGCACATATAAACAGTTCACCTATGAAATGAGTAATGAACAAATTAAAGAAATTGTCAATACTTATTACAAATCAAAGAAGTAATCGTCTATGAAAGAGTGCGATTTTATTCGTGCTCTTTTCAATTATATCTAACATAGCGGAATTGTCAATGACAAATATACTAACCGTGTTCACTCATGTAGATTTAGATGCAGCTGGCTGCGTGCTGAATATCGAGTACAAATATCCTGATCTTCCAAAGAAATATTTCTATACGAACTACGCGAACATTGATGAAATCGTAGAAGACATCTTAGAATTCAAATCTAAGAACAACACCAGCGTAATCCTTATTCCTGATGTTTCATTTTCTGATAACAAACCAGCACTTCTGAAGCTGTATAATGCCTTTGAAAAGGTTTACCATATTGACCATCACATGTATCCGGAAGGCTTCTGGGATGAATTTCCTAACATGAAAGTTGTCCATGATAAGACTAAATCAGCAACAAAACTGTGTAATGAATTTTTTAAGAATACTGGTGAAAACGAAAATCTTGATAAGCTAACCCATATCATTGATGTATATGATATCTGGCAGGTGAATGAAAAGGCGTTCATGTTCTCACAAGATCTAAATGAATACTTTTGGGAAGTTGGCCTTGAACAGTTCGTATCAAGTATCATTGCATGTGGATTTAAACTACCATCTGACTTTAAGACGACGACAGACGCTATCAAAAAACGATACACTGAAAAGATTGCGTATTACGAATCTAAGAACTACATCGTTAGATCAGGTGAATTAACGGTTGCTTTCGTTGATGAATACTTTAATCAGATCATGATCCCTGAGATGGCAAAAGGTGTTAACTTTGTCGTTGGCGTTAATGCTTATGGTATTATTCGTGTACGTATTAATCAGAACTGCCCATACTCTGAAAAAATCCTAAACAATATTCGTTTCTTGCTAACAGGAAATGCTGAGTATGGGCATTTGCATGCATTTACATATAAGGTTAGCGATTCATCATTTAATAATCTAACAAAAGAAGTACAACGAATTGCTAATGCGATTAATGAATCTATTAGTATTAAAGAATGATATAAATCAGGGTTTGTATGAGCATTAAAGAATGTACCGATATGATTCATCAAGAAATAAAAATTAATGACACCGTCGTGTACTCACCTCCATATTCATCAGGTATTCAAATTGGTGTAGTACAAAAAATATCAAAAAGCGGTAAAACTTTAAACATTAGAAGAACTAAAGAGAGCCACGGTGTAATAGATATTCGACGATCTAAAGATGTTGTCGTGATTAATAATCAGTACACTTTAGCGATAGAATCTAACCCTGAGTTTTTTATTTAGTTCTGTTTTATAATAGAAAACATATTTTCAACAGATCAATGGTATATAAATGAATACTGAGTTTGAGTACATCCTTCTTAAGAAACTAACGCACTCTGGTGACTTTTTTGGGAAAGTTTTTACGATCCTGAAGAAAAAGTACTTTGGGAATATCGGCAACCAGGAACTGTTTTCACTCATCAACGAGTACTACGGGAAGTACAGGAATATTCCAACACTAACAGAACTCGTTGCTATGGTGAAGGATGTATCAAACTCAGAAGTGCGCTCTGAGATCATAGAATCACTCCAGAAGATCAGTAAAACCGATGAAGTGGATAATATCACGTTCATGCTTGAAGAGACTCTAGAGTGGGTTAAGGACGCTCTATACATGGAGAGCCTCCAGGTTGGGTCTGATGGATTAATGAAGAAGGATGACGCACTTAAACTAAAAGCCCAACAACTAATGGATGAACGTGCGAAGATTTCCATTGACTCTGATCTTGGTCTTGATTTTGACGACCTAGATACCATGATCGAGTACTATTCTGCACGAATGGTTGGTATTAAAACTCAACACAAACAATTGAACTATCGACTTGGCCCAGGTTTTTTACCAGGCACTCTATCTGTTATTCTTGCTGCCCAGGGTATTGGTAAATCTCTCCTTATGACAGATTTGATTTCGGGTATGATTAAAGAGAATAAAAATATTCTATTGGTATCACTAGAGATGGCCGATAAAGAAATCATGAAACGTGTTCATGCTAACGCAATGAACCTTCCAATCAATAGTTTAATTGATCTAAGTAAAACCGAAGATGAACTCCAACGAACTCGTCAAGGTGTTAATGGTGAACCTGGGCGTGATGTTCTAACCAAGGAAATGGTTATTGCTGCATACAACAAAATGAAGACTGAAGGAACAACTGGTAAACTTTTCGTTAAAGATTACCCAACAGGTACATTCAGTCCTCTGATGCTAGAACATTTAGTTGAATCATACAAGATTGAAAAAAATATCGAATTTGATATTGTCTTTATTGACTATCTAGGCATTATGAAGTCTGATATTTTATCTCCTAGTGCAGGTTTGTACTCATACGTCAAATCTATTGGCGAAGAAACCCGTGCTGTTGCTAAAAAGTTAAGCATCCCAATTGTTAGCGCATCCCAGCTTAACCGAGCATCTGTTAATGAAATATCCAATGCTGATAACTCTAATATTTCTGACTCACTCGGCACCGCGATGACAGCTGACTTCATGCTATTCCTATTACAGAATGAAGAGTTAAAAGAAAAGTGCGAAATTGTCGCTAAATGTACAAAGAATCGATTTACTGGACGAACCGATACTTGGCTTATGAATATTGATTATGAACACATGCGTTTCAATGATATGATTGTCCAAAGCGCCGTATCAGATGCAGAGTTCAATATTTCTCCGCAAAAAGATAGTCCAATTAACGACGACTTCGGAATCATTACCGCTAAGAAGCAACAAGATGCCGAGGTGTTCGCTAATAACGAAGTTCGTGATATTATCAGAGATGATTATAAAAATCTATCCAACGAAAGTAAAAAGACTACCGAGACAGATCCATTCAATGATTTAGATTCCATCTATAAAGAACTAGGTTTATAACGTATTGTAATTATAAATAACGCATAACCATTATACTGGAGTGTGTTATGAATTTTAAAGATTTCATTAAATTTTCTGACGAAGACGAGGTATTCGATTTTCTAAGTGATCTTAGCGATGAAGAATACGATAATGTAATGGATTTCTTCTTAGATGACATTGACGTCCCAGATGATTTTGACGACGCGGAATACGATTATGATGATCTAGATGAAGCGTTAACGATTTTGGGTAGGCGAAAAAGAGGCGCTCAGATGAAAAGAATGGCTCGTAAACTACAGCGTGCAAAAGCTATTAAATCAAAGAAAAGTGTCTTAACAAGAGATGAAATTACTCGTAAAGCTCGACGGAAGGCTGTTAATATTCTAAGGCAAAAGTGGGGCAAGGGTAAAGACGATATTAAAACAAAGGAACGTATCGAACAACGTCTCAAACGTTCAAAGGCTGCAATTGAAAAGCTTGCTAAGAAACAAATTAAGATAGTAATGGCTAATAAACGCGATAGTATTAAAGCTAAACGAGATGCTAAAGAACAAGAATCTAAATCAACTGATGTATAACGGGGTTTAAGAATGAGCACGGCTTTTGTTGGTGTACTATTTGGTAAAGATATTTACTACAATGTTGTTGGAAGTGAAGGGGAGTTTAATTTAACCGGTGAAAGTATCATTTGTTTATTATTAGAATCAAAGAATAAATTTGTTTCTGATATCTTTCAAAGTCAGTCTTATGAGTTGATTGATGTAATAGATGATGAAGGGTTTATTTTTGGCGACTTCATTGGGCATAATAACGAAAATTTTTGTACCTTTGGTGATCTAATGAGTATGATGTACTCAGACGAAATATACGCTGAAAACTTTTATGTATACGACATAAAGCAAGATATGCTCTTAGTTAAAACACCCCAATTACCAAATCCATTAGCAATTGATTATACGAATGAATCGGATATTCTAAGATTTAGGGAAATTATTAACTGAGGTAAAATATGAAAAAATTTAGTGAGTTTTTTGAAAGTCGAGAGCACGACGCTGAAGATATCCTTGACCAGATTCTGACGATTATGGATACAATGTCAGAAGAAGATATTGATGAGTTCGGTACTGTACTATATTCAGAATTCTTTGATGAAGATGAAGAAGACTTCGGTGGTGTATTCACCGTTGATGATGTTGATACTATGATCCACGAACTTGGACCAGAGGCATATGACATTATACTCGATCTTTTAGATGAGCTTGAAGATGAGTTCGACGAAGACGAACTTGAGGAAGGTGTTTCTCGACGAATGCAACCCGGGTCATACAATCGTAAAAAACGAAAGTACATGAGTATCTCAAGATCTCAACATCGTCAAACAAAAGCTGAACGTAGACGTAAAGCGCGCCAAACGAAACAAGCGCGTAAGAGGTACTACCGAGCAAATAAGAAAAAGATTGCGATGTACCAAAAATCAAGGAATGATGCAATTAAGAAAGGTAAGCATAAAGTCAAAGTCAGACGCCCAGGCTAATTTTTATGACATAACCAGTACAAATAAATATTATAAAAATACTTAGGAGTACTGGTTATGTGTTTAAACAATCTTAATGATACTCGCAATGAATTTAAATCCTTCCTAGATGAAAAATTATCTAGTACACGTGGCAGCAACGCATTCTGTGGAATTTCTAAAAAAGAATTCCCGAAGTGGTCCGGATGGAAAATAATCTCAGAATATCAAGAGATGGGTGTTAGTCCATCTGATATTAATGATAAAAGACTTGATATTTTGGTTGAGAACTACTATTATGTTTTTTATATAGAAGAAATGATTTTTTCGTGATTAGATTTCAGAATTAGTAAAAGCCATCTATTTCTAGCATTGCTTCTTCAATTGTAGAGAACTCTTTTTTATCAGATATATAGTCTTCATCAGAATAATCATCGAATGATCCGATTGTTAATAGTTCGGTAAAATCTATATCTGTACTTTCTTCTGTTGAATACAGATTTTTTACGACTATTTTCATGTCCTCGAAGTTCTTAGAATTACAGAATGGAACGAAAGCCATTGCCAGTGACATAATCATGTCATCATGTGCACCGTCATCTGCTTGGTACTTGTTATTGATTAATATGAAACGATAGAACTCTTGGATTGTTTTATCATCATTAATTTCTAAGCGATCATTTTCGATGAATAGTTTTAGTGTCTGTAGAATTTGTTTACGTGTTTTTGGTGTTGTCCTAAACCCAGGGTACGTCTTTCTTGATTTTGCCCTGTTCGTTGAGCTACTATCGGTTTTCTTATCAAAATGTAAGTTCTCATATTCGTAATCATTATACATCTGATCAGCAATAGATTGACCTGCACCTTCATTATTTTCTATAATAAGGTATGGGAAGTTGTAGTACTCACACCACTCATAGATGAACCCAGGCATTAATAGATAATCAATTTGTAGGTGTGCCGTGGCAACTTGCTCGAATGTAAAATTCGTAATGTCTATAATCTGCACACCAAAGAAATCTCGCCCATCCTTAGCAGCATCAACCGTCATGATATATTTGTGACCATTTATAGGACGTTTGTAAATCTTTAATTTGTCATCGAGAATTAGCTCGGGATCAATGGAGTTCATTGCTTCTAACTTTCCTGGTGATATAAGAGTAGCGGAAGAACCCAGGAACTCGTTAGAGTAGTTCTGAGCAAAATACATAGCACCATACTTTTTGACAATTTTTTCCTTGAATTCTTCAGGTGCCATTAATGTGCCGTCCGGTTTATATCTAGGTACATCTCTCCAATCAACTTCAAACAGATTGTATCCGTTTTCGTCATTACGGGCGCCCTTAACCATATCATAGAAGTGATTCATACCATTCGATGTCGATAATATCACGTTTTTCTTCCATGCTAAACCAGATTGTGATGGAAATATCGAGTCAGTAAATTCGTCCCAAACAGTTGTTCTGATGAATGCTGCCTCATCTATAACTAATACGGCGATAGTGAAGCCACGGAATGCATCAGATGTTGGTACATCCGTTAGAATCCTCATTTTTGACTCGTTCTCAATTGAGCCTTTATTCCATACTGTTGTCCCTTGTTGCATCCAAATTGGAAGCTCGATTAGCATATTCTTAACGTTAGCTAAGAACTCCCTTGCTTGACTACCCTTGTTACCAACTATACCAATATTGATGTCTGTACTAAAGTTATACTTGTGAGCTAGGTAAATTCCTGTGCTTATAGATTTGCCAGAATTATGACTCAGGATTCCATTACTAAAATACAATTCATCGTCCGAATCGATTGATATATCGTACATGTGCTCATTAACTTTTAAATCAAGAACATCAATAACTTTAGATTCACCGGCGGTTGTTATAACATTTTTACCGTAACTGTCTTTAGCATAAACTTCTGAACCATCATTACAAATAATGACATGATTATACGCGCACTCTAACGTCATACCATTTGCAAGAGTTAATCTATATTTTCTGTACTTAATAGTCTTATGAACTTCTAGAATTTCAGAGTACCCATTGGGTGTTAGTACTTTACGCCCATTCCCAGGATATGATTCTATAAATTTTCTTCTGGTCGTATTAGATAATTTCATCATAATATCCATTTAAGACATCATTCTGTATTTCTTCTTAGAATAAAAATCACTTGGCTTCTTCTTTACATTCATTGAACAATTCCTCAAATGTCATTTCTTTTTCTTGAGATTTATTTATTACATTAATTGACGTGCTTGCACTACAACACTGGCGTCCCATTAGACCGATATTGTCCTCGTTTTCATCTGGTAAAATCATTTCTAAAAAGTCGTTCTGATATGGCCGCAAATCGGGAAAGTTAACCCCAGACTTTGTTTTTATTTTAATGTAGTTGTCTTTGAAGTAATGTAAATCTTCAGAGCATCTCTTTATTTCTTCTTTATGTATTGGTGATAATTCTAGCTTAGTGAATTGTTTTTTGAGTCTTCTATTGCCAGAGAATGATATACGATTACCGAATGCATCAAGATAGTACTGATCTTCGTCCTTTGGAATATCTAGTATATCAAGAGCAATCTGTTTACCCTCGTTACCATGAGATCGAAGCTCATCTAAAAGATCAGACGTAATCTCATGTTTATTTTCACGAAGATAATTTATTGTTTCTGTATTAAAAATGTCACTTATTTTTTTATCAATATCCATATATCAACCCAGTAGTACTTCTGAACAGTAAGCGTTAGGATAATCTGATGCATCACTAACGATAATTCCACAACCCGTTATTTTAAATGATTTTTCACCATATCATCAATCGTGTTGACATATATTGGTTAATGATATTAAGTATCATTTAATAATCGCTAGGTATAAGATTCTTTAAATATTTATATTTTTTTAATAAAGAATGTTATACAATATTCAAAATTGAATGGGGTTCTAAAATGTCTAAAACGATCTATCTTTCTGGGAATATGACACCTGATCCAGATATTTATTACGATTGGGTTAAACGATTCACATCAAATGAACACCTTGACATGTACAAATTCTCACACGCAACAGATACATTTAATGATAGTCAGTTTATCGTACATCATGACTTAGCTAGACTAAAACATTCAGATATACTAGTCGCCAATGTTGGTGTTTTAAATGCATCCCATCATCTAACTGGTTTGGTTGTTGAAATCTACGAAGCGTACAAACAGAACAAACCAGTGTATACTTTCGTATCAGATGATTTGATCATATCAGAGCAAGCAAAATCTCCATGGTTAAGACAGTTCATTACGAAAGAGTTCTCTTCGGAGGAAGAACTTGTTGCATATTTGATATTTGATGAAAATCTTTAAAATTCCATTTACACGAATACATTGATGTGATATTGTATCATTTTTGATACTAGTTGGTGAAATACTGTGAATGCTAAAGATGTACGAATGTTCTCTAAGGCCGAAGAAGTAAGTGAATGCTCTGGGCATTACAAGTTTAAGATAGGATCTATTATTTCAAAAGGTAGAAAGATCATTTCGTCTGGTTTCAATAGTCTTCAAAAGACTCATCCAATTCAGGCACAGTACGCTCAGTTAGTTGGACGTCCAGAGGCTATTTTTCTCCATGCTGAAATGGCTGCTCTTGTAGAGGCTAACTCTAAAGGCATTGATACTAATGGTGCTGAGATTTATGTATTTCGTAGAGGGTTAGCTGGAGATATTCGTATGGCAAGACCATGTAAAATATGCATGCGTGCACTTATTGAACATGGTATTAGAAAAATACATTACACAACTGACTTTGGGTATGCTAAAGAAGAGATTATTAAGTAATTTATTCTTTAGAATAAAATGAAATCTTTATAATAAAGGTAATCTAAAATGAATGACAGCACAGAAGCAGAAGCACAATCAATTCTTCAATATATCATTGATAACCCGGATTCCGTAAAAAATACTCAGCATACAATGAGTATGCTCTGTCCAGTATGTTTCAAACCAAAGAGAAACTCTTCAAAGCCTTTTTGTTCTCTGAAATGCAAACGTAAAGACAAAGAATCGAAGAAACAATAATCAAAATAATATCGGTGAAATATGAACCGTGTGATTAGATTTTTACTATACTTTATAAATTATCAGTTCAGTACATTTTTCGGTCTATTAATAGATACGAAAAGGTGTAAGAAATGGTCAACAGTGCTAAATGAACTAATTGATAAGCATAGTTCTGATACAGTACAACGAAACCGGTGCACTATAACTTTAGGAAACACTGAGATCTGGGTTTCAAATCGTTATTACTCATTTGGTACAATACATACCGTAAACAATGAACCAATTAATAGTTCTATTAAGAGAATGCCTAATGTAAGGACTGCTATCCGACTTGCGATGTTCATCGACGATCTAGATAAAAAAAGCCTAAAGCAAAGTGAAATTGATCTGTACGCAAAAATTAAATAGATCATTTCTTCTATATAAAAAATAGTTTACATCATGATCAATTGATGATATATTATATATGCATTACAATGACCAACGATAAGTGGAACTTATGACTATGAGCTCAACATTAAAATCTGTATCATACGCTAACTTCCTTGATTTGTACCATGATCAACTAGATAAGAATTTCGATCTTCGCCTTGGACAACTATTTCATATTCTGTTTATAAAAGATGATGATAATTCCATCGCTAGTTCAATCTTCAACTCCGATGGATCTGATGCCATTCAACTCATTGCTGAGTGGATGGAGTGCACGCAGACACATTACTGTAATATGATCATCCCAGATAAAAATCTTTCAACTATGCCTAAGAAACTTAAAAAACTTATAAAATTCAATAAAGAGTAGCAACTGAGTAATTTATTGGTTTACACTGTATTGATATGATTATAATGCAACAATGAATGGGATAGTTGAAAGTTATCAACTAAATGAAGGTATTATTGAAGATTTACGCTTCGGTATTGATTCATCCGGCAACATCGTTACCGTCAATGAAGGATCTGTTGAGTATAAAATCGACAGCATGGCCGAATACGAAGAAGAGTCCAAGTATCATCTGGGTAGTTTTTAACCGATGTTTTCGCTGAACACTAAATAGGTATTTAATCATGAGTACTAGAGCACGGGTTGGCATTGAAATGGAAGATGGGTCTGTTCTTTCTTCATATGTACATTTTGATGGTATGTTGTCAATACTCGGTTTCAATCTTGTCAATAATTATTCCAATGCAGATGTACTACTTGAAGCAATCGAACTAGGGGATGCATCAACATGGGATTCATGCATCGAATCAAATGTCTACTACGGGCGTGATCGTAAAGAAACTGATACAGGTCCGCGTAAAAACAAGGATATTGATGAATTACTAAACAATCTTTGGGATGAATATATTGATTATGGATATGTTCTAACACGCGAAGGTATATGGGTTGTGCGTATCGCAAGCGATGGATATACTGTTTATGATGCCGAAGATTTAATTCGCGAATCGTATCACGAATCATAAGTTTTTAAAAGTGGAGTGCTACATAGTGCGCCACTAATGCTCGTATAATTATCTTTTTGGAGTAAGAATGCAAAATCTATTAAATTGGTATAGTGAGAAAGGTTTTCCTACGGTAAGTTCTGGTATTTCTGAGCTTACATCCGAACTCGGTATTAAGGTTAAAGAATACACTGATCAAGGTCTCTATGTCTTTAATTACTGTCAGATTGAATCGCCAAAGACTCATCCTGTTGTGATGGAGTGCAGGGGCCTAATTCTCGATAACAACTTCAATCCTGTATGTCGTCCATTTGATCGTTTTTTCAACTACGGTGAAGCACTTGAAATTACATCATCGTTCGATATTACTAAATCGATTGTATATGAAAAAGTTGATGGTTCTCTCGTCAAAGTATGGAATGATGGGAATGATTGGCACGTCGGAACACGCGGTACAGCATTCGCAGAGTCAACGAATTACACGGGTGAAACATTTCAAGATTTGATCGTGAAAGCGTTTGGTTATGAATCCATTGATGATTTGCGAAAAATTTTCAATGAAGAATTTAATCCTGAAGTAACATACATTTTTGAGTATACTTCTCCAGACAATCGTGTAGTGACACCCTATACCGAAGATAAGATGTACTTCTTGGGCGCTCGTGGACGCGATGGAAATGAAATCCCAATTTATGAATCTGCGGTAGAATATATGAAGGAAATTGGGTTGAATGTACAATTACCAAAAACATATTCATTCACATCCAATGAAGAAATGCGTGAATTCGCAAATAATCTAGGCGGTCTGCAAGAAGGGTTTGTTGCGCATGACCTAGAGAACAATATACGCATTAAGATGAAAGCTGACCAATATGTGGCAGTTCATCGTCTTCGTGGTGAGTCTGTTCCTACTCCTAAACGGATTATGGTGTTGGTCGCAACTAATGAAACAGAAGAATACTTGGCGTACTTTCCTGAAGAACGCGAGCGGTTCAAGCCTTATATGGATAAGTGGGTTGAGATTCAAGGTGAAATTGATTCCACCTACCAGACTCATATGAATCTTGGTTCACAGAAGGAATTTGCATTATCCGTTAAAGACTATCCGTTTGCATTTATTCTTTTTCAGGCTCGTGCAAAACAACAAGACCCAATTCATGTTCTTAACTTGACAGACACGAACAAAAAGGTTAAACTTCTTTCAACTTATATGGGAATTGAATGATGAAGATAGTTGAAACCATTAAGACATCCCCCTTTGGAAACACCTATGTTGGATTGTCCTTTGTACTTAGCGATGATGGAAAGAAATATCCGGTAATGGGTGGCTATCACGGACCACTAACCGATGATTAGGTGTATGCGTTTTATTTACTGTGTGAAGTGAGGTTATAGATGATCAAAGAATTGAAGCCATGCCCATTTTGTGGTGGCAAGGCCCGAATGCTTGGCGGCCCAATGGCTCAAGAGAGCTACTCAGTATGGTGTGAAAACCGACATCATATCACCGGCGGCATGGACGCTGACAAACTGGCGATGGAGTGGAACACACGGTACACACCTAAAGGTTTTACGATTGTTCCAGTAGAACCTACAGATGAAATGATTCAGGCTGGTCTAAGAGCAGATAACGATTCGTTTCCACTACAATACATATACAAAGCAATGATTGATTCCGCCAAAGAGTGCGACTAATTTTCATCAAAATTTACTTTTGTAGATTGTTTACTAAACACTGACATTGTAATATAATAGATTCATCGGCTGAGTTGGTCGATTACAGACGTGGAGAGGAAGTAAGACTAATTGATGTTAGTCATCATTTAGCATCCTCAATGAAGCGTTTAGATAAATTTATAGATTTATCGTAACTATAATAAAATTGTCTAAAATACATAACTAAATATTGATACTAGGTGGATTAAATGAAGAGACCGCAGATTGTAAACCTTGAACTTGAAGATTTAGCTACTTTTTATAAAAAACAAAGCCAAACGGAAAGTTATATCAATGAACTTGAA